TATTTTGCGAAGCTCTTCTTTAGAACCGATGTCAGCCGCGAGTATCGTGAATTCACGGACTCCATCTACGGGCAGGTGCAACCGCATATGTATGCACTCCCCGTCACCATCTTTGTCGTGCAAACGTTTAACGACAAATAGATAGTTCTCGTATACAAGTACTGGATCTGCCTCGGGTATCGTCTTATAGATACCTTTGAATTTACCAGCAAAATATGGATACGGCAGGGTGGGTATTTCGTACTTCCGCAGTGAACCGTCTGACTCTTGCTCAACAATCGTGGAGTCATTCGCTACCAAAGTCTCGTTGCCAAGAACAATCGGGGACTTTATGCGGCCACGAAACTTACACCCCTCACAACCCTTGGCGTTAAGAGATTCAAACTTGCTGCAGGTATATGGCCCTGCAATAGTGTGTGCCTTGCGCTCTGTGTTGCTGATTGAGTAGTCAGGGTGCTGATCCGAGATGATGTGAATTGCTTGTGCACCATCTACGCAGTGCTTTGCAATTGATAACCCCGCTCTCCATAAAGGTTCTTCAATGTCAGCTTGATTAACAAGAATATGTTCAATCTGCCCACAGCCGTCACCGTTGACCGTACGCTCTACCAACTTCATAAATACTGCCTGCCTGTTAGCAAGCAGAGACATTGTTAGCTCATTAGGTCTAGCTGCAGGAACAAAAGATTGAAGACTAAGGATTGCCTTAATGTCCCCTAAACAACTTTTAAATTCCTCTAATGTCACGGCCTCAGACCAATTGACAATAGTTACAGGAAGCGGGGGGTCTGTCTTAAAATTAAACGTCTCAGGAATGCGAAGAATACGTACAGCATCCGTTGTACAGACAGCGTCAGCTTGCAGCCCATGTTTATCGCACAGGCGGGACAAGGCTTCAGCTATTGGCTTCCATTCCGTAGGTGGGATTACCTCTGTTAGTGGCCAATAGACATGAAGTCCCCGTCCTGAGTCTACTATCGTAGGGGTACCTAACTTAGTGCTCTCGCAAAAGCCGGCTAATGCGACTAACCCATCCTGCTGGGTTTCGTATGGCTTACCCATACCACAGTCAATATCTAGCCAGAACGCTTTGTTGTTCAGCGCATTCGCATACGTACGCTTCGCATCTGGCCCCGTGCCTTCTTTAAACTTAGCTAGTGAAAAGAAAGCGTTGTACCCGTCGTTGATTAGACGCGTAGCAAGGGGCTCAACATCATCAAGAGATTGAGTGAAAAACCGCCTTGGTTTTCTGTCGGTTCCGTCTGGAGCAAGACCGGCGATGCAATACCAGCCATCGGTACCAAGCACGTGCTCAAGCAAATCGCGCATAGCCATGCCTGCTTATCCTTGCTCTAGTACCCCCGCCTTATCCAATATGTCTCGAATGCGTTCTTCTTGTGTCTTTCGCGGTTCTGATTTACCCGTAAACCAGTTGTAGACGGTCATCTTAGACACGCCAAAATACTCAGAAATATCTACAACTGGAATATCACGGGAGATGCAAAAGGCACCGAGACGAACACCGAGACTGTTTGGATCAGCGAGTTGGTTTGCTTCAATGACTCGTTGACTGTAGCCTCGGTAGTCCGTGTCACTCATCGTCTACGTCCCTTGCCTTGCTAGCCGCGAACTTGCTCAAAATAGCCTTGAGTTCTGGCTTGACATCCGGCGCTGCCGGAGCGGGAGCAGCCTTCTTAGCCTTGGGAGGAGGGATATCTTCTTCCTCGTCTTCTTCAATGCTCGGCTCTTCCAGCTTTACAGGAGCAGGCAGGGCTTGTGTTTTGGGTTGAATCTTAGGTGCCGAGATAGCCATCTGGCATTCTTGCGTTTCTGCAAGGCGCCCGGCTTGTTCATATTCGTCCTCATCCAAGAAACGGACGGGGCTAAACACCAGCTTGGGCGTGTCGCTGTTGCTATCGAACTTCATCTCAGTAACCAGAGCATTGATGCTAAACCCCTGCGAGACAACATATGTCAGGTACTGATTGAACGGCATGTGTTCTTGGTCGCCAGTCCCGAAGATGGAAGTTGCAGACAGGACGAGTTGATAGACGCTGCCCAAATCTCCAGGAAGTGCAAGAGCCAGACGACGAGAAAAACGACAAGCGCGAGACCCACCAGCGCCCGAGCCCTTGATGTTCTTGGGGCAGTCTTTGCAGTTCTTGTGCTGCGGCTTAAGCACGCTTGTATCGGGAGTAACCCCATCCGCCGACCAGCAGTCGGGGGAAGTAACTTCGGCTTTCTGGTCATACGCACCGGCATAGAAACTCCGCGAGATATCTTTGGAAGCGTTGACGATAACAACTTCCATGCTGTTGCTCTCGTTCTTCGACATCTCTTCGCCATTGACCACGAGTCGGAAGACACGGCCACGGATAGAGATGCGCTTCAACGGGCTATTGTTGACTCCCGGTGCAAGTGCTTTGGTAAGGTCGTTGACACCGATGTTGCGCAGATGCTCAGGGATAGCAGACTTCTTAAACAGAACGACGTTCGACATTTGGATTACCTCTCAAGAGTTACGCGGACGAGTCACGCGAATTTCGTATTCCCGATTTACGTTTAGTCCTTCTGGATGGATATCGGGATTCTCCTCCAGAAATTGCTTCATAGATGTTTGATTGATTCGCTTATGCAGCAGATTGAAAGCCTCGTGTTCTTTGATGAACCGATACATGGAGTCCCAATCACTTGTCCAGTAATCAGTCTTGACAGTGCGGCTCACCGTACCATTGCTAGTGCGGATACTTTCAGCTTGGTTGCTTTCACAGATTTCTAGGAGAGCTTTGGAGATTTCGTCCAGTTGCTCATCCAACTCCTTAACTTGGAGCTCCATCTGCCGTTTTATATCTTGTTTCTGATCCCGGATTGCCACATATGCGGCAACAAGATCGTCGGTAGAAAACTCTTCAGACATATGACACCTCTCTTGGTTAACGATGGCTCGAGTCTACGCCCGATGTCCAGATCGTAGAGCAACTATTTTACTGTGTCAAGTGTTCAACGAATTTTTGTACAGGTCAACCAGACTCTGGTGGGTTCCCAGTTTGTGGTTCAGCATCTTGTACAGGTCGCGCTCAACCCCGCTGCCTTGAATATGCACAACCGTCATGGAGTTCTTCTGCCCCTTGCGGTTAATACGGGCGTTGGCTTGTAGATACGTTTCAATAGAAGTTACAGGTGAGTACCAAACAACTACGTTTGCAGCAGTGAGGGTAACCCCGTGGGCTGCTGACTGCGGCTGGATTATCAGAACTGAAGGGTCTGGTTGGGTCTGAAAACGGTTAAAAATGTCAGTCCGCTTACCGACAGGTACATCACCACATATGATCTCGGTTCGGATCCCGTTGTCCCTGAGATACTCATCAAGTAGGTCGATAGTGTGTCGGTATGGCACAAACACCAGAACCTTGTGTGATGCCTCCTCGATTACTTCTTTTACTACCTGCAGCCTGTTGGATACATCAAACTCAATTACGGCGCCCGAATCCGCATAGACCGCACCACCAGAAATCTGCAAAAGTTTCGTGAGCTTAGCCGCAGCATTGACCGCGCTAATTTCTTCCCCTGCAGCCTCGGCAGCTAGCTTGGCTTTCATCTGCTTGTAGTACTTGCTCTGCTGTGCCGTAAGTGGCGCTTCACGTTCTACGTACACGATGTCCGGTAGGTCGAGACATTCTTCTTTTGTGTACCTGATAGCAGGCTGCAGAGTTGCGTGTACTACCGCGCTTGCGTTGTGCTTAGGTATCCATTTGAACTTTGTGATGTTTTCCATGACTCGGTCGCGGAAGGCACCGAAGAACTTTGGTACATTGTCCGGCACACACAGCTTTGCAAGTCCGTAAGCGTCAGTTGGTGATTGAGCAGCGGGGGTACCGGTCATCATCCACAAATATGTTTCGGGCTGTAGCAGTCCCCGCATTACTTTCCAACGCTGTGTTTGCGGATTCTTGTACGCATTAGCTTCATCAATAATGATGAGATCAAACCCCCCAGCCGCTATCTCCTTGGCAACAGTTTCAACCCCGTCATAGTTAATGATGATGTACTCGTATGGCGAGGAAATAACTTCTCGCCTTTTTTCCCTTGACCCGTGGGCAACACCAACCTTGCGGTGTGTTGCAAACTTAAACAGGTCTGCTTGCCACGCTGATTGCATGATGGATAGCGGACACACAATCAAAACACGCCTGATGGCGCCTTGTGTCAGTAAATAGTCTGAGGCCCAAATAGCAGCGGCGGTCTTACCCGTGCCTTGTTCATTGAAGCAAAACGAGCGCGGGTGCAGTGTCAGAAAAGCAGCGGTTTCTTTCTGGTGTTGCATGGGGGGATACACACCGGGCCACTTGTAGTCTCTCGTAATAGGGGACGGAACAGCCTTGAACTTTAGTCTGGTTAGCAGCTGTGCTTCTTTTAAGTTCCAGTTGATGGCAACCATATGGATACCATCGTTTTCCGATAGTGCTTTGCTTCCGTCAATCGTGTTGGTAATTCTCTCGGGGGTTTTGGTCCTGACCAGCAGAACCTTGTCGTTGAACAGTTCCATTATTTTTTAGGTTTGTTTCTCTTGACGGTGTGGTCGGAGTTGCGGGAGAAGGAACGGTTCTTTGTGGGGGATTTAAGCCGAAGATTGCTGGGCGCGTTGGTACCCCCTTTGGATAGCGGTATGGCATGGTCGATATCCTTTCCCGTTCGATCTACACCTTTTTTATCCATCGTGTATCTAGCACGCTCACGTGCGGCTCGCGCCGGTTTTTCATCGCGTTCTTTCTGTTGCTTCCACTCTTTCTTATATGGTCTCGGTTTGTTTACATAAGGCATGGGGGTCTCCTATCGGCCATTATTCCCATGATACTCACAATCCTCGACGGGGCAAAACTTCTTGCATGTAAAATTAGGACTGGGGTTCCAAGTGCCAGATTCATAACATCCCTCTAGCCGAATCAGTTCATCAAACCAACTCATCCACGCTTCCTTCTGTCCTTCTGGCGTGTATTCGGCTTCAATAAACTCTTGAGATACAACGAAGAGCAATCCACCCTTTACTAGTTTGATTTGCGGGAAGTGTTGGAATACGCACAGAGACAGCAACTCAAGTTGCTTTGTGTCAGCGTATTGCGACTTACCAGTCTTGTAGTCGATGAGGTACGCTGTGTCTCCGCTGAGAATCAGTAGGTCAGCAACGCTACGAAGCCATACATCCTTGGCAAAAAACTCACACGGTGTCAGTTCTTTCGTCAAACCCATTCGGTGTTCACATAGCCGTTCGCCGTCGATTGTTAGGAACACATCAATGAACGGCTTCATAAACGTAAACTTTTCGGGGATCTCTTTTCCGTTCTTTACATACTCTTCGGCAGCTTTGTGTAGCTCTTGTCCATACAAGATAGTTGTGCTGACGGGCTCCTTTACGTCCTTAATTACTTTGAGTCGGTGATACTTCCGAGGGCATTGCTGAAAGGTAGACAGTGCCGAATAGGACCACGTGTAATCTGCCATTAACATTCTCCATAACTTCGTGAATATCCGGCTTCACAATTGAGTGGTAGCCCGTTGGCCCATTCTGGTGTCCACCGCATACATTTCTCTACGTACTTTTTTGCTTCTTCTGCTTCTTCTTCCCGTGCAATACAGGCGACTGCATCGTGTACGGTAAGCACAACTTTGTATTTCCTATTTATCCTAACCATCTGTTCGGCAATGACACAGCGGGCTAGTGCTTGGCATAGGTTCTCTACTACTTTACCACCATATATCTTGGTCCGACCATTCCGTGACTTATAGGAGAACTCTCCGCCATTGCTATGTAAATCTCGGTACTTTAAGTGAAACCCATTGGGTAGGCAGAAGCCGTTTTCGTCCATGTAAAGTGCTTGATTTTGAACACCTATTGGTGCGGACATACCTGCGGCCATAGCCTCTAAGCATCTACCCGCCTGCCTCCAAAGTTCTGGAATTTTTGGGTATGTTTGGCGGTACACCGAGATGATGCGTTGGCATTCTTCAATCGGAGCTTCCACACCAAAATTCTTCAACTGCACCATAAACTTCTCGGCACCCATTCCATACCCTGCACCAAGGATGGTGGTCTTACCTACAAAGCGTTCATTTTTTGTTATTTCATCGACATGCCGGTTGTATATTGCACTCGCCATAATCCTATACACATCTTCGCCGTCAGCGAATGCTTGCACCAAGTCAACCTGACCAGACAACCAAGCCAACATACGGGCTTCAATCTGTGATGAGTCGGAGTCGATTATCACGTACCCATCAGGCGCAATGATTGCGTTCTTTAGGGTGTTAGTCCCACGAGATGGCAGATTCTGGAGATTTAATTTGTCGTCCCCGCCCCACCTACCAGTGTGTGCTGCGTAATACCGCAAGGGTACAGGCAACTTTCCGCGCTTTGAGATGTTAATAAATCGCTGTGTGCGGGTCTCTTCTAGTGTGGATTTAGTTCCCAGGCGAGCTGCAGCTAATGTTTGCACGGTTTCGTCTTCGTGCTCTAGCAGCGCTTTGAACCCTTCGTCCGTCTTGGCGAAAGCCCAAGTCTCCTTACCTGTGATATTACTTATCTTACGCGGAGGATCCACGCCGATTGATTTCAACAGTTCAGCGAACTTGTCATTGGACATGAGGGTTTCGCGGTCTGCTTCCGCTGCCTCTAGCAGTTTCGACTTTCTATCCCGCACTGCCTCAAGGTGCTGCTCTAGCAGTTCAATATCTAACTCAAGAACCGGCTCCGAAAACATCTTGGTCGTGATACTGATAACTTGAAGTTCTTGTTCAGAGACCCGTGATATGTAATGGTTTAAGAGTTTGAATGTCAGTTCGACATCATTTTTACAGTACTCGCCGTACTGCTGCAGGTCACTTACCAGAAAGTCTTTGCGATGTTTACCAAGCGCGTCCAAAACTTCTGTGCCCTTGACACCAAGTCCATACCGCTCAGCCAGCTTTTTAAGGCTGTTACCCTGCTCAAGTCCGTCTATGGCTCTAGCAATAGCAAGAGTATCAACCCACATACGAGGGCGAAGCCCAAACCGCCAAGTAAGTACAGCCCCATCAAACATAGCATTGTGGGCAACAGCAATAGATTCAGCCCAATCAAACCCTTCAAGAAAGGTTTTTGTTTCTTCAAACGTACCAGAAAACCATTGAGGTTCTTCATCATTTATCTTAACTCCCACGCCGATTACTTCAAAGTTTGAAGACCTTACATATTCTTCTGTTGTCAGTTTTGACAATGAGAAATCTCTTGAATAGTAAGTCTCAAAGTCTATAACTAGGGTTTGCATTTTAGGTTGTCCGTGTTTAAGAGCACATCCAAGATACGCTCGCGGCTGTATTTAAGGGCTAGGCGATGTAATTTTCTATCAATCGCCCAGCGCTCGTGAGGCCTGTATGTCCCATGCATCGCTACCTGCATCCACGTCATCTCATGACTATCCCACACTCCATTCCTACTTGTGCTGAACATCTCTGGATGTGTGTCCATCCTATCTAGCAAAATCTTTACTTGGTCGCAGGATAATCTGTACAGAATTTTGTCAAGTAGGCTCATCATTTTTGGCAATTTCCGATTCGATGTGGGTGATAAGTTTGTCGAGGTACCAACGACTCTTACGCAGGTCATTAACGCCGCCCTTGCGTTTCCACCGCCACAAATACTTAATCGAATTGCCAACACACACTGCTTCCAGCCCTTCTAGCCCGTGCGTTGCTGCAGCAATTGCATCAATACATTCAATCTTAAACGGGCTTTGGTAATGCTCCGGATGGTCTACTGTGTCAGTAGGTGCTGTAGTCATCTTGGTAATCTCCGTTCCAGAAAAGGTCATCATTTTCTTGTTTTTCCCAATACTTCATGTCCTCGATCAAATGTCGAGCCTTCTTTTTCTTTTCGTTGATCTTCTCAACGGTTTTTTCTGATACGTAAATAGGATTTTTGTTAGGTTTGGGGGTTTCTTTATAGCTTTCGTTTGGCTCGGGCAACGGTGCTTGCATTTCTTTAACGGCGTCCTCGTGGATTTCAAAGGTGTTGAACCTTGCCCCACATTCCATGCACGAGCGCCTGCGCCTGAGTTTATCTACTACCAACCTAACATCAATAACTCTAGTTTCACCACCACATTTACATTTCATGTTTGCCGTACATCTCTTCCCAATGAAGAATCCTGTGACAATTTGTGCAGAGTATTAAGCACTTCTTTATTTCTTCGTGTGCTTGTGAATACTTTCCTTCCTTCACTAGTTGATGGACCTTCTTCTTCTCGAGGTCGTTTCTATCAACGTGGTGGAAGTCGATTATAGCGGGATGGGCAGCGCCGCATTGGGTGCAAGATAGGGTGCTTTTGTACTCTCTCCACTCCTTACGCTTCCGATCTTTGTATGCACGGATTTGCGCTTTTACTTTTTCTTTGTTATTAGCGTAATGCCTTCGCCCTGCTTCCCTGCTCTTTTTGTACACCTCAAGGCCCCATTATTTTTTTACTAGGACTTCTAGTGCCTCAATAGTTGAGCGAAGCTTAGCAATCTGACGGTCTTTCTCTTCTAGTTGCTGGGCATACATTTCAAGCATTTTGCTTCGCTGCTCGTGTTCTCGATTCATCAGCCGGATAAGCTCTTGGCTGATATCAAACTGCTTCTGCATAAAGTCAGTCATGCGTCCTCCACCTGTCCCATTTCTAGAATCTGTTGTTTGCAGAGTTCTAAGGCCCACAAAATATCTGGTCCCTTGGTTATTGTTGAATGAAGGCTCATTTCGCCCATTGCATCAAAGCAAATAATTACAACTTCTTCTGCTGCTTGTGCTGCTGACAAAGCAAGTTCGACTTTACCCATCTCTAGATGCATCTTCTTCCCTTTCGAACGCACGCTCTACCCTCCATCGTACCTCATCGAGCATCCAATCACAGGCTGCATCCCATATATCACTAGGAGTTGCCCTGCCATCTTCAGATGCTTTAAACATCCACCAATCATAAAAAGCCTTCTCGCGTTTCTCGTTCATTTCTGGCCTCCAATTTATTTAGAGTTTCCCGAAGAAGTGCGTTGAACCCTTTCTCTATCAGCATCTGCTTGCCTTCCTCATCAATGTCCAACTCGCATATGCCCGTGTCTTCATTAAACTTAATCAGTTCCAGTTTCATGTCCCATGTATTCCTTGAGTTTGTTTGTCTCTGCTTGCCCTGCCCAATGCTCGTAGACCACATACAAAGCGGGTAGAAGTTTTTGCTTGTGGGCTTCATCGTCTGGATGGACATACTCTCCCACCGCCAACTCCCTATGAATCATTTCAATATGGTCACGCAGTTCGTTCCTCACAATTGCGTCAATCTGTTCCCACTCCAACTCCACCAATACTTTATTGCTGTCCATTTTTAATTCTCCCCTTCCTGCAACCTACCCCACAATTCCTCAATCACATCTGCTGCATAGGCAGCGACTTCATCGGGCACAATCTCGCAAGTCATAATCCCATCTTCATTCATTTTCGGTTCGCTAAGCGTCTGCTGTTCTCGCAGATATGCACAAAAGTCTTTCAGATACTCCGCTTCTTCCTCGGGCTTAACTTCACCGTGCCCGTCCCACTTGCTCAGGTTATCTTCACTCATCTCAACTCTCCTTTATAAACACGCCACCCTGCAACATGTGGCCTTTTCGGTTTTTTATTTCTTCGTATGCCAGCAACAAACACGATTTCAAATCAAAGTTTTTCATACCGCAGTAAATGATGAGGCAAACAAGTACATCCCCAATCCCATCTTTAGCATCAAGCTCCAGCCCCTTAACTTCTGCATCACACAACTCACCCATCTCAGATACTGCCTTGAGTAATTGCGCTTGTGGGTTGGATGCATTGTATATGCCACGGCTCTCGGCCCACTCATCAACTGCTTGAATAAGGTCCTTCCAGTTCATCGCACCATCCTTATCTTTTCGTTTATCCAATGGCGGGGCCAAAGAAATACTTCTTTTTTGATGGCCCCTAGCACTTCTAACTCTATTTCTTTTTTCTGAATCCCGCCCGGCGCAACAAACACACCTTTCTCCGTGTAGTGAGGAACCCACGGCTGAGACTTTAAGTAATACATATATGTTTTGTCAGTTAGGGCTACTGCATTGGATCCCAAATAATTGTTTTTTGTTATTTGAACTTTCAAGTTACTCTCCTGTGAAGTGCCAGAGGCTATCGTGAAGTGTCTGACCAGTTCCCTACGCTGCAACGTCTAGGTGGTGGTTGGCCCACGCACGGACGAGCCTAGCATTAACAATCAATTCATTAACCATCTCGCCAACGTTCTGATATTGCTTCAAGTTGCAAGCATCGTGGATATCGCGTTCCAGTTTCTCAATCTTTAACAGGGGCATCGCATAGTCGAAGATGTCGCCGTTTTGATTTTGAAGTTGGCTTTGTTGGCTCATGTTTTATTCCTTTGTTTAAATGTTGAAGTAAAGTCTCTAGTTCATCTATGTTGTTCTCTCGTATAACGAGAGAGTATCCTCCAGCCTCCTGTATGTTTCGGAGTTCTCGTCTTTGTAGTTCTGTAGTTTGGTTATCTCCGGCCTTACACTCGATACCGACAAACTTGCCGTTACAGCAGGCTACTATGTCTGGTACTCCTGACCTACCCATACCATGCGTCATGGGGTAGAAGTGATATGCGTTGTATGCATTGAGGACATGAATCACTGCTTTCTTTACCTTGGTTTCTGGTGTAGACAACTCACCTCCCTGCAGTACGAACACGACACCATCTTACACTCGGAACGCCTATTGTTACCGCCGTCCTCCCATCAAATTTTTTTATGGTCGGACATTGTGACTGCGTGTCAGGTTGTCCCAATAAAAAAGCCACCCGAAGGTGGCTTGAGGGGTCGGACATTGTGACTGGATGTCAGGTTGTCCAAATGAAAAAGGCCACCCGAAGGTGGCCCGTGTAGGCTAAAGCAGATTCCGTGTCCTACTCACGGTGGGAGGGCGTCAGCACACATGGTTAAAAGTGCTGACTGCGGAGATAGTTCGCATCTGCTAGGTTTCCTATCTCCGCCAATGAAATTAAAACACCGCTTCACCAACATCTAGTTCTTTGGGTTTATCCTTGGGCCGCTTCTTATCCACCAGGATCCGCAAGTCTTCTCTGCATCGGATGAAGTACACAGCCTCAGTTCTAGTGGCAAACCTACGCAATGTGCCATCCTCGTCGCACACTCTATACCGTAGTTGTGTCTTCATACGGGTGCCTTGCAATGTCAGCCTCAGAGACAATGTAGAACTTGTGGAGCGGTTCGTTTTTCTCCGTGGTTCTTACGCCTGTATTGAATATTGGGTCTTTGTGTGCTGCAATTTTAAGAACGGCGATTCGGTCTTGCAGATACTTGGGCAGGTCATCAAACGACTTGTAGCACACCAAGTAATCCGCATCCTCTTTGTTTAATTCCCCACTTGCTTTCGCCAATCTGTGTTTCTCAATGTCTAGAACCTGTATATAGTCATTTCGCAAGAACTCAACCGCGTAGCCCCGTGGCGCCCTATTTTTCTCGGTAGCGGCGGTCATTTGCTTGGCAGCAAGCCACCCTTCGTATGCACCTTTTTTCTCCTCCTCAAACCTAAAAGTCTTTGGCAGAGCAAGTGGTGCGCCAAACAATTTGTGCTCAATGAAGTTGACTGTTACTTCATCACTGTTGTATTTCACCATCTCGCGCAGGGCGCATGTGTGCCAATAACTAATCCCACCCAACCCATTAAACACGTCACTTCTAAGGTCTTCCGCTAGATGTGCGGTAGTCTTTTTACCTAGCACTTTAAGCGCATGACGCACTGCTGCTGCAGGGTCAGTCGTAATGATGGTTCCCCTGTCTCCACGCTGCTTCCGCACTTTGTGCGAGAAGATACCGAAAGCCTCGGGGTGTTCTCCGTCCTTGTTCTCCTTGCCTTTGTGTACACCAAACGATATTCCGCCAAGGTGGTCTGGGCCGCTATAGACATCTACGCTGCATACCCATACTTCCTTTGGTTCATCGCCTTTTTGCCTCTCTAGGAGGGCGTCCGCCACAAACTCGTAGTCGGGGTGCTTCTTCATAATGCGGTCGATTGCATACATGAGTGGGGGCAACACACCCGTTGCCCGACCAAGGACAATCTTAGCCATTGTGGGTCTCCCAGATAATTAGATATTAAACTGCGACAAAATGTCGTCAATCTCAGATTTAACTTTGCTGCGAACTTCCTCAGACTGCTTCAAGTCCTCGGTGTCCACGCTGTTAACAACCATGTTGAATCTACGGCGCGCCGCTTCCAACTTGGGGTCTTGTGTCAGGTTGAGGTGCTTCAACACATCACACAGGTCGCGTGCATTAGTAATCATCGAGTCATGAATACGCTTCTTCTTGGGTTTGCCGTCGGGCCCAGGAGCGGTATCTTCTTCCAGTTTGGTACTCATGTGGACAAGGCTATCGCGTAGACGGCCATAGATATCTTCGACCCCGTTGCGGATTCGGCTTTCCACTTCTTCATCGAACTGCTTCTTGAGTTCCTCCATCGCCTCGTTGCCAACGTCCACACGGAAGTCGCCTGAAGTAGGCACGGGCAAGAACGAATACCGGAAGTTGAAGTTGTGCAGAATCTGGCTCTTGTCAGGATAGTCGGACGCAATCCACATATCACCAAGCACGTTCTCGGCTTCCTTAACCAAGTCATCATACTGGTCGTAGAACCGTTGCACCATATCGCCCCGCTGCGCCTCGTAGTAGGACAGCATCTGCTTGTATTCAAAGAACCCCGATGATGCTAGCAACCTAGCACCACGGTCAGCCCACGGCAGGGTTTGCGACTGATGCCAGAGCCGAATGCGAGCATCGAACTTGTTGATGTCAGACAGCAGGCTAGTGCCCGCGAACAGATTCTTCGTGACTTTAGCCGCCCGCGCTTTGGTGTTCTTTGTGTCGTTGATTTCGTCAGAGATGCCACGGTCTGTGACGTTGGCAGTCCACGAGTTGATGTTGAGGTCCACGAGCATGGCGCTCGATGCGATGCTGATATCCATTTTTATCTCCTTGGTTATCGGACATCCTGACAATATGTCAGGATGTCCAGAATTAAAACTACTCTTCATCCTGCTTGTTATATTTGTGTACCAGCGCACACACAATTTGTGCATACGACATGGCTACCCCTGTTTCGGCTTCCATCTTCCCACCAATCTCGTTGAGGGATTCAACGATGTGCTCAGGCAGGGAGACAGTAAGTCTACCGTTTTTTACTACTCGGTTCGGCTTTCTTTGATACATGATTACTCCTTGATGTGAATGGTTTTGCCAGACTGCGCGGTGAAAGACGGATTGCCCACGACACACCAGATGACAGGACACGACACCTGCGACCAGTCGCCCTCACCGTAGAAGTACCCATCGGTAAGAATAACAACGACATCAACCTGTTGGCCTTTGTCAGTAATCTCCTGCTTGATGTACGTCGGCAAACAGGACGGGTTAGTCCCGCCACCACCTCGCGGCTTAGTTACCTTATCAATCTGGTCGTACTCGGCAGGGGTATAAGTCTCATGCCCCGCTACTCGGGTATCCCAATACAGATGATGTAAGCCTTCGGGATGTACCTCATTGCAGATAGACTTAATCTCGCTCATGAACTTGGATAGCATCTCGTTGCCGATAGAAACCGAAGTGTCCGTGCCATCCACCACCCAACCAACTCGATGCTCAATGTTTTGAGGCAGGTAGATATCAGCACCCAGGTGGCGGCGACTAAATCTGCGCCACGATGAGTCACCACTACCCTTGCACACGTTCTTGACGCAATCGCGTAGGACATCACGCCAGTCTACCTCCGGCTGCACAAGGTCTAGCAAGTTGCGGTCAACCTCACCACCCATCTTGCCAACCAATTGCTTACCTTGCTGCAAGGCACGGGTGATGCGCCCCTCGTGGTCGCGCTTCTCCTTCTCGGTGAGTTCTTTGCCACCTTCCCAGTCATGCTCATCGAACTGCTGCTTACCAATACCGGAGCGAGTGCGTCCCTTCTTGGGTTTCTTATCGTCACTCGGATAACCTCCGGTTCTGCCCCCGTCATCGTCTCCGCCACAATCACCATCGTCCTCACCATCGTTCTCGCACTCCTGCATCAAATCATCAAAGACTTGCTTGGAGTCCCAGCCACGATACTTCTTGTCAATCAGACCCACGCGGTTACCGTCCGCGTCAGTCGGGAACTGAATCTCAGTTTCCTCTGGATCTTGCTCCAACAGTTGCAAGTTGATAACAAAGTCACACGCAGCGTTAGCAAGCAGCGGGTCTTTCTCGTACAGGTTCTTCCATACGGATAGATGACGCCACGCAATGTGCGACAGTTCGTGCAGCACAAGAAACAACAACTGCTTCTGGTTCAGCGAGTCAACAAACTCACGTCCGTACCAGATATCAATACCGTTGGTTCGCGCAGTCGGAACGTCATCGCTGACGTAGACCTTGCCTACCATAGTCATACCTGAGAAGAAGCGGAACTTCTGAGATTGCAAAATTGAGATGTGTGCTCTCTCGATTTTTTGCTCTGCGGTCAATTTCATTCTTGTCTCCTAGTGGACATTGTGACTGGATGTCAGGTTGTCCTCTTCATCGAGGGTCTGTTTGATAAGTGTGTACGATAGGGCTACCCCCACCTGTAACCTATCCATTGGTACACCATGCAATATAGCCATAGTGACGAACGCCTTACTCAGCAGCAGCATCACCCCACCCATGCCGATATCTTTATCGGCTTCCTCCAATAAAGACGCAAAGGCACTCCCCCACCTATTCATGAGGTTGGCGTCCTCGTCGGACATTTCGGGTGCATTTTCTATCTTCTTGAGAAGGTCTCTGATTTCATCTTCGGTCATCTCTATCTCCTTAGAACAGATATTGGTTTTCACGCGCCCAGTCGATAAACGGTTGACTGGTAAAAAGAATCTTCTTCTTATCTTCGTTCTTGGTTGCAGTCAGGCAGAAGATAGACTGCAACTCTTTCGGTGCTCGCTTCATGTACACGAACCACTTGCTGATGTTGGTACGGTCAACCCACTGCACCGCGCCGAACGCGAGGATGCAAAGTGCTGCAGGGTCAGTCGGAACTTTGGCGGTTTCAGGGTGCTCCAGAATGTCCTTCCTCATGGGTAGCGAGTCAGATAGGGAAATGAACGCCGCCAGCTCGTGTGCGGCTGTACCCCCGATGGTGCCCTGCAGCGCAGACATGAGCGCAATTTCGCTGAACCCATCACGCGCTTTCACGATATTGCTAGCTAGTTCCAAGGAACGTGGCGACACAAAAGACTTCTGGTTGACTCGCGGGTTGTAAATCAGGTGATTGTTTTCCTGCGATGCGTCGAGGTAGGTAGCCAGACAATGCGGGTTCTCTTTCACCCATGCGAGAAGCACAGGTGCGATGCGCTCCATACCCCACTCAATCCACTCGTCCGCACTCGGCTTGCGGATATTGAGTACCGACAGACGGTTTCGGCTGTGTGCTGCCATCACGTCACCCACGCCATCGCTCGTCAAGTTACCAGCGGTCAGCACTACAGAGTCTTTGTGTAGCACTAGTCCACCGATACGGCGCGGGTAGGTAAGCAACGGATGCAGCATATTCTTCACTGCCGGAGCGCCTTTCGTAAACTCATCGAGCATGACACACAGAGGCTCATCGAGGTGGAACCCCCAATGCTCACTCGGGTAGAGGGAGGTGGTCTTGGTCTCGCGGTCAGGCATCGGAATGCCAAGGTCGCCCAACTCTGTGTTAGGCACGTCGATGTAGATAGCCTTCATGCCCAGTCGCTCAGAGATGATGCGATGCATACTGGTCTTGCCTACGCCTGGCTCACCGACAAGGTGGAAGGTGTTACCCGCTCCGCACGACACGACGAGGTCGGCTGCATCACGCAGGGAAACGGTTTGCTCCGTATGAATCTGGTTCATCTTTAATCCTCTCTTGGTTTGGTTAGATGTAGACATACTGACGGGATGTCAGGTTGTCCTTAAGTTGCGCGTGTGTATCAATGTAGAACTTGTTGTTATTGTTGGGTATGATTCCCTGCTTCACCTCCCTGTGTACAAAACATATATCTGCGTATGCAATCTTAAGAATATCGGTAAACCTCTCTTGGAGATTCTGTGGTGAGTCCATCCAAGAGAGCAGTGGTGTGGGGTGATACTCCGCCCCAACGAACGTCTTTAACAAGTCGTGTTGTGCGCTCCCGTTAAAATGCTCGATACAATTAACAAACCCCGACCTCAACAACAAGCGTAGTGTCAGTTTGCGCCACAGCGTAGGGTCATCTGACGCTGCCATAGAAAGTACCTCGTTAATAATTTCTGGTCTCGTTTGTGGGTTTACGTATCTGTTAACTAGCGGTGGTACTACTGATGTAACAGCCGACTGCATAATCCAAGCACCATGCGCGTGGTACGGGTACGCATACCTTCTGCGCTCTATGTACTCAGCAACAAACCGCTTCGCCACTTCGGGGAAGTGCTCGATAATCTCATCGGACGTGAACACGCGCGACATACTTGTCGTTACCTTGAGGTAGTCGAGGAACGGCTTGAACCGCTGGCGTATCTGGTTCAATACCTTACGGTTGGCAACATACTCAAAATGCACCGGAGCGTTGACCGGCGTGGCTTTCGACCAGTCCTTGTTTGCTTGGAGTGTTAGCCCTTCATCACCTGATGGTATCTCGTAGCGGTTCCAGTCTTGGTTGATGAAATCACGTTGCGAAAGTATTATCCTGCGCCTGTCCAGAGTGATAATCCCAAACTTGGCAGGTAACACCGCATCCATGAAGTTAGCCGTTGACGGTGTCAGCCAGTTGCCTGTTCTCAGTTGGATCCGGCCATCCTTGAAGATACTAACTACCGGAGTTTCATATAGCACCGCGTCTATGCGGTCGTCACCCTTGCAAATCTTACAATGCTTGTATCTACGGTTCACACCTATCGGGCGTAACTCGGGAGCACTCCCACGTATCGGCTTGACGCTGTTGTGGTGTTCAAGTGCCTTCTCGTAAGTATCAAAATGTAAATTCCAAATACCGGCAGGGTGGTATGACTTAGCCATGTTCTTTGCTCCCTAATATGAAACTCATGAACCGTGCAAAGAGTCCTTGCTTCTCAGTTTGCACATACAGCACCGGCTTATACCCGTATGCCTCACGCATTGTGCGTGGGATGTGGTAGTCCTTGTCGCGGTACTCGCTGAATGGTTTGAAGTCTTTCATCACTTCTTCCCCTTGGCTGTACGCATCATCTGTGCGCGGATGTACTGACGCTTGATGCGCTCGTACTCGGTCTTAGGTATCGCCATGCGAATACTCACAAGCATCGTCTCTCCGGTGTCACCGGCTTTTAGCACCGTCCAGTCGTTCTCGGTAAACCTCCAATCAATCTCACCCACAGACTGCGCAGTCTTGAGTAGCGCGTAGCGGTGTGCCTTGCGACCCATTGCATCGGTGTATGACTTGTGGGGCACTTCGTCACGGACGTTCTGACTCGGTGTCAGTTTGTCCTGCGGCAGTCTCCCCGCGATGGGGGTTGTCATGATTTCGGCTGCCGTCTTAGCCCACTTCCTCCATGTCTTTTTCGAGGGCTTTACCGCATCCAACAACTTCACTCGGTTCTCCATGTGCTTTTCCATCTCACTCTCCTCATTCAACCATGTATGCGTCAGCAGCCATCGCAAGCGTGGCACCGACTTCACCCAACAAATAGTTAGCCTTCTTTATGCGGTTCTGATAGATGCGAATCAGCGCCGCCCTATCTTGGTCTCGCTCCCCCTCCTTCTGTTGAAGTGCGGTTACCTTGCTTCTGGCGTCCTCCAAGAAATCAACAAGTGCAAACTCCACCGTCGCCATATCTGCATAGGTAAGCGTAAGCGTAAGCGTGACGTTGATGTTCTCGGGGTTGCGCGTCTGAGACACGGTGCTGGTGTTCATTCTTTCTCTCCCAAGTGCTGCTTGATAGCGTTGATGATGAGTTCTTGGTTCCGTGGCTTCGGATTCTCAAGTTGTGTCAGGCAGTGCTTGAGCAGGTCGCGTTGCAAGCGGTCTTTTTGGTTTAGCAGGTCGATGTGTTCGTGCAGAGCGTTGATGACTTGCTTGGTGCGCTTGATGTACTCGACAGCCTGTTGGATGGTAGTGCGGTGGCTGGCTAGCAGGTTTCTTGTTCGGTGGTTGGCTACCCGCGCTTTGTTGTTTTGGATTTCCATGTTTAGGACATCCTGACTGTCAGTCAGAGTGTCCGATGGGTCGAGGTCTGTGAGGTCCGGTGCGAACGGACTCTCGATTTGGTTGTAGCTCATTTGGTCTCTCCCTGTTGGCCCTCGGTGTCAGCACCGAGGATGATTAGGTACTTGTTTTTGCACATGCGTGCGCTGATGTAACGCTTTCGGTTTTCCTCGATGCGTGCTTTCCTCCGTAATATCTCGTTGATAGTTACCCGCTTTTCCTCGCGGAAGATGGGCAGGTCTGGTATTTGGTACTCCCTACGTTTACTCATCTGTGGAATCCCCCCTTGTTGTTGAGGCCGCGCAGGTCGGCAGGGTCGGTGATTAGCAGGTAGTTGGATTTGTGCATCGGGGCCACGCACCAGTGCTTGCGTTGCTCTTTGGCGTGCTGTTCCCCGCATGAAAGACAGAGGTAGTAGCCCAGCTCCCACCGCTCGCGGCCCACAAATTCGCCGCAGTATGTGCATTGTGCGTCCATAAAAAACCCTCCAAGTGGGTGGACAAAGTGACTGGATGTCAGATTGTCCAGGTGAAAAATTTGAGTTGCCTGACCACTCTCTTATTATCTCACACATCGTAACACAACGCAACATGGTGTCCGGTCTAGAGGCAATGTGTCCGGTTTTTTGGGTGCGAGGTGGCTGTGTGTGAGGATGTGTCACCTTAACAGGTATTCCCAACGGAACAATAGGAACAATGGAACAATAGGGGCTGTGACGATGTGTCACCTTGACAGGATATAACAACGGAACAATAGGAACAAAAGAACAATAGGGGGAAAAGGGGGGAAAGTTCGTGTCAGTTGGGGTATTGTTCCGTAATGTTCCATAATGTTCCGAGGCCTTGGAACAAAACAAACCCAGCAACCATGCGGGTTCCAGCGTAATGTTCTTTTGTTCCTTTACTTTTTACTTTTATATGAATTTATTTTTGCCCCATGCCTACACTTGCCGACTGACCCGAACTGTCTCAGAAAAAAATCCTGACAGACTGTTTTGGGGCGGAACATTAGGAACAAAAGAACATTGCTGCATAATCAAGCACTTGCAGAGCTGACACGACGGAACAATATAGGAACATTTGGAACAATGCTGCCGGGTATTGACAAAACCCACATACATAATGTACGCTTGGTACAAGCGTACATTGAACAACACAAGATATTGTGTTTAGCCCCCAAAGGCCGGACTTTATGACGCAATGTCAGTTTGTCCAACCGGTTTGTCCAACCTGACACCGAGCCCTCTCCCCGCCTTCCATGTGTCAGTCGGATGCTACCGCGTAGGTTTTAGGGAACTGGTCAGGCCGAAGGCCTGACGGAAGCCC